CTTGTCTTAACTGTTGTTCAGCTTGAGATTGAGCAGTTTCAGTATCTATCTTTGCTTGTTGTGCAGAGCCTTCCATATTATTTTTATAAAACTCTAATATACCTTGAGCTTGTTTATTATTTAAACCAAGTTTGTGTGATTGTTCTGCAAAAGATTTAATTGCAGTTTCATCAAAAGGAACAACATCTGATTTTGCATCTAAAGCATATTTGTCTGCAGATTCTGGTCTACCTAATTTTGCATAGGCTTCATCCCATGCTTCTTGTGAAGAATTTTTTGTAGGTATAACTATTTTATCTTGACCAATCATTTTAACTGCATTGATGTAAGATTTAGCTAAAGAATCTGCTTCAGTAAATTTTTCAATGTTAGGATCATTTCTATATTCTTCACTAATAGAATCTTTCCAAGATGATGTTGGTTGTGCAGTAGGTGTAGCTACTGGTGCTGTTGTAGGTTGTGCTGTTTCTGTAGTCGCTTGTTCTACAGGCACAGTTTCTTGTGTTATCTGTTCATTTGACATTTTTATTTTTCCTTATCGTTTCGTAGCATTGATTTAATAAATAGAATGACACTACGTTGTCCTTCCATATATGCACTTTCATGGCTATCACCTTTTACATTGGTGGTAGAATGATAATGACATCTTTTTTCAAGGTCAGACAAAACCTCTTTGCCTTCGTCTGTATTGAATATGTATGTATAATTTTTTTTTAATGCGGCTATAAATTTTTCTAGTTGTTTATCTTGTTTCATATTATTCCACTTCAGCATTTGCTAGAGCTTTTGCTTCTTCTGGCAATGCTTTCGCTAGTGGTGCTATATCTCCTCCTGCTTGTGCAACCTGTTGTAATTGTTGCATCTGTTGCATTTGTTGTTGTTGTTGTTGTGCTTGTTCTCTTTCTGCGTTTACTTGATTTTGTGATTTTAATAATTTTTGTGGCATACCAACAATGTCTGCTAGATGTTTAACAAGATTATCAAAATTAACATAATCAAATACTGGTGCAACATTTTGCATTGAGCCTAATATTTCTATTGCTCTCATAATAGATTGTAGCTCTGAAGATTTTTGTGCTTTAGCAAGTGGTGAAACATATTCTATTTCTATGTCTCTACCAGATAAAAACTCTGGTGCTTGTGGTAACATATTGTTACGAAGCAATATTGCAAACACTCTATCAATTAATGGTTTTAATAATTCTGATTGTAGTCTACCAAGAACAGGTCCTAGTAATCTCATCTTCTCTTCGTTACGTTGGATAACTTCTGTTGCTGTCATTTGCGGACCATCTTGCATCATAAGTTGATTAACATAGAACACAGCTCTAATACTGTCTCTTCTTTGTTGTTCCATATTTAAACCTAGTGGATTGTTTGCACCAATGTTTAATGGTTCTATTCTATCTCTTGTACCACTTCTATAAAAGTTTAGTCCACCCGGTACAGTTCTTACAGGAAGTAAGAAGCCATCATCCGGAACTAATAGTGGTGGATCTACTTGTTTCTGTGCAGCTTTAATTGTAGTCTTTGACATTTCATTTAACATCTTAACATCTGGCAATGCTGTCATTGCTGGACTTCTTCCATAAATTTCGTTTGATGCTTTTAAATATCTAGGTACTACGAAAGGGAACTCTCTAAATCCAGATATAGATAATTCATTTGCATTTTTATATTCTAAATAAACAGATTCAAATGGCATATTACCTTTATCTTTTTTCTTTGGATTAAAATCTGATCTTGGATAAACTGCGTGTAATATTTCTACTTCTTCGTATGGATCTTTATTAAAGATTCCTTTGATGTCTGATGATGTTGCATCACCAAATTTTTGTACTGCAGCTCTAGCACTTATTTTAAATCTTCTAAATACTGTATCTATTCTGCCTTTGTCATTCTCTGCAATAAATACTTCGTTAATATGTCTTGTTGAAAATTTTATAATGTCATCATCATCTTCTTCAATAAACATACAAGCTGTACCAAATGTAATTAGGTCATGATACAATTCAAAAATTTCTTGTTGAAAGTTTGATCTATTAAATGCTGTGTACATTGCATCTGTAGATGCTTCTAACCAAAGTTTTGCTTCATCTTCATTGTCAATTTCTGCATCTTTAAATCTTAAAGTAAACCAAGGTGTAGATGGATTTGTTAGCATACCATGTAATGATGCTGCTAATAATTCTACTGCTTGTATAGGTGAAGAATCAAAAACTTGTTCCATTCTTTTATCACCTCTAGCTCTTTGTTTGGTAACATCCGCTTTTCTTGGTTGCATATAATCTGCAACTTCTTGCCAATGTGTTTCCCAATTTTGTCTTTGACCTTCTAGTCTTTCGTATCTGGATAGTAATCCTTTTGATAAATCTGTTCTTGCCATAATTAATTATCCTTTGATAATATAGATTTGTTTTTATTTCTTGCCATATTTATCATTCCAGATAAACCTTTTGAATAAGCAGTTGCTTCTGCTGGTGTATTAAATGAAATAAAATCTTTTTTTTCAACTGCTATTCTAAAAGCATCTTTTCTTGAAAATTTTTTTAATTCTCCATCTACTAATCTTATTGTAGGAAATAAAATTTCTTTGCCATTATATTCTGTGCTAGAGGTTCTTACTGTTTCTCTTGCTACAGTTGTTGGAGTATTTGGATTTAATGCTCTTTTTATCCAAGCTCTATTATAAGTATTAAAGTCTTCCATTATTGTCCTAATAAACTTTTCTTACCTAGTGTTATAGTTTCATCTTCTACACCTTTTGAACTTGTCATAATTGTAGATGATCTACCTTTGGCTTTTGTCTTTCTTGGATCGTAAGCATCTGCTGCTTGTGATTGTGAAACTTCTGCTACTGTTGGTGTAACCGGAGTTGGCACAGGTGCAGGAGGTGGTGGCGGTGTAGGTCTAATTACTCTTCTTACTGCTCCTCCCATATTATTCTCCAAATGTTAATGATGAAGTTGTTTCTGATTTTGTTTCTTTTGTTTCAGATTTAACTTCTGGTTTTTTAACTTCATTTTCAAAAGTAATGTCATTACCATGATCTATAGCTTTCTCGTAAGTTCTTTTTTCTTTTTCTACTTTTGGTTTTTTTTTAAAAATTTTTTTAATCTTGTCAAACATTATGATCCTAACAAAGTTTTGTTTTCTGTTTCTGCTTCTTGCTCAACCCCTAGTGGTCCAGTTAAAATTGTAGATTTACGACCTCTTCTTTTTCTAGCAATTTCTCTTTGTTCTGCTGCAATCGCATCTTTTTCTTCTTGCGATAACTCGCTTGATGGCGGAGGTGGTGCAGGTTGAACTGGCGGCAGCGGTGGCATTTTTGGTTTAAATAGTGAACCCATAATAATCCTATATAATTCTATAACTATTATCTGCTATACTTTGTGGAGCAGTTTGTCTAGTATTAATTTCTTGTAGTCCAACTGCTAGATAACGCATTGCATCACAAGCATGAGAACTCCAATCGTGTACAGGCTTTGATCTAAACATTCTGTTTTTATCAATATACTTCCTGTGGTAATGTCTTAACGCATCTATTAATTTTTTGCAATGGTCAGTATCAATCCAACATCTAGGTAAGATCATTGTGGTTGCGTGTATGCCATCTTCTAATGGAATTTTTGGAACAACTTTAAATCTTACTCCTAATTGATAAGCGACCTCTCTTCTGGTTTTACCATTACCAAAGTCGGTAACTTCAATGTCGTGTGGTGCAAAGTGATCTTTGTAAACATACTCTTTGTCATTAACCATCTTAACATAGTATGGTAAACCTTGACCTCTCTCTTCATGGTAATCTATTATGTTAATGCTTCTACCTAACTGTTGATAGAATATTATACTACTGTGGTCGGAGACCCCAAGATCCCATGCGGTAGATACTGGTAGTGCAGGATCGTAGGGAACTCTTGTAAGCTGTTTATCATCATCTAGTTTTGCAATTACATCCCCATATACTGCTCCTTCAATGTTTGCTATCCAATCACATTCAAATTCTTGCTGGTACTTTTTCTCACCCATAACTTCTTTTGCTTTATCTAATTCATCTTGATCAACAATTTTAGTATCACTAGCTTTAGCTTTGTAGTTAAACCAATCTTCCGCACCTTGTGCGTGTTGGTACAACTCATAAAAGTTATTATTCATTCCCATTGGTGTACCTATAAAAACACAATAGCCTTTACGATCTGATAATGCTGGTCTAATTATTTCTGGAAACAACTTACTGTTTACGTTTGCGTACTCATCAATCACACAGCCATCTAAATATATACCTCTTAACCCATCTGGAGATTCAGAGCCTAGCAAGGTGATCCTAGCACCATTAGGTAGGTCTACACGTAGTTCTGTTTCGTTAAATTTAGTGTGGGGTATCTTGGCGGTAAACTGTTTCATGTAATCCCATGCAATAGACTTTGCTTGTTTGAAGGTTGGAGCAATGTAGGCAAACCTAGGGTTGTTAAGTTTGGACAGTAATGCTGACCTAATTAGGTGATTGATCATACATACTGTTTTGCCGAACCTTCTATGACATACTAATACGTTCCATCTGTTTTTATCTATTTGTTTGTGCAAGTAGGCTTGATGCTTTCTTGGTGTGTAAGGTATTTTAATATCCATATCTAGTGTATCATGTCAGACTTTGTGCTAGATATAGGTTGGTAATCAAAACCCATATTGAGCATAGCATAACTAATAAATAATTCAGCGGCTAGTTTGTTAGGAAAGCCATAGAACTTAATTATGACATTGTTTGTGTCATCTTCTATATAAGCAACTGAATCTAAATCGTCTGCACTAAAGTAATCCATATACTATATCTAGTGTATTTTAAAAAAAATAAAACAGAAAAGATGTATGTGTATAAAGGGGTGGATGGCTGTAAGGGTGTCCTCTAGTCCGGTGTTATATACGTATAGAATCGGCGGGTGCGTCTGGGGGTATAGGGGGGTCTAATTTTTAAAAAAAGAGGGTCTTACTCTCTATATATATACGTTATAGATTAGCGATAAGAAAACGTTACCGGTAATAAAGCATTTAATTAAATAAAATTGTTGTCGATTGTTATGACGTGAGAAAAAATCGGTTACTGTTTATGTATGGATACCAATTTTATTAACCTACATTAGAACAATTCTAAACTGTAAATATACAACACCTGTTGCAATAATATCAAACACAATAAATAATAAATCTTTTTTTATATTGCCATAATCTTAACATAATTAATATATATGCTATGTATATGTTTAAAACAACTAACAAAAAGGATATTATGAAAACAATAGAAACTACAATTAACTTCGGTGGCTTTTATAATTCAATACATGATGGCAATATAGATAACATGGTTGAAGCATTAGAATATAATTTTGATAATGTTGATTATAAAAAAACATTTGAAAGTTATATTAATGAATATTGCTACAAATTAAAAAGTTATATTTTAAATGAATATTTAATTGATATTGATTTTAAAACTATCAAATTAAATTCACCAAAATATTATAACTATTCAACTGATACTATTGATTGTAAAATTAACACCAATCAAGCTAATTCATTAAATAGTGTTTTAATAAAAGATGATGAATTTTTATCATTTTTAAAAGATAGAACTACAAGTTGTAGTGGTTTCATATCTTTTTATACTTATGATCAAGCTCTAAACAATAAAGACAATATATTGATCATGTATGTATTAGAATATATTTGTAATAAATTTAATGAAAACGAAGTTGTGTATGGTGAAATTGAGTTTGATATATATGATAAAGAAGTTGCCTAAATCTAGCCATAATAATTTATTAACTTTAAACAACTAACCAAAGGAAACAAATGACAAAATACTTCGCAGAGTTTGAAACAGAAACAAAAGTAATAAATGTAAAGAGATTAAAAAATTCTTTACAAGGAAACCCAAAATATGAATTTAATTTTAATGATGTTGGACTATTAACAA